GCTACATCAGATAGTGCTGGTAATCCAGGAACAGGACCTAACCCTAATATTACTTCTTCATTAAACTTATTCTGTAAGATTATCGGTATCACTGATGCCATTGTTGCAGAAGCTGCACAGAACTCTTTCTTTGATCCGAAATTCTTTGAGAGTGCCAATCTATATATCTATTTGGATCCAAATACAAATTATCCTGTAATAGGTAGTTATTATTTCAGTGGGGATGGTGAGCCTCCGAATGGTGGACCACTCGTTGGTGCTGGTATAAGTTTCCCGACAGGAATGACAGATGGACAATACTATCTACGTATTGATTATTTTCCAGAACGCTTATTTCAGAAACAAGGACCTGTCTATAAATTAATCGAGGAAAACGTATTGAAAAACTGGACTGCATATAATCGCGTATTAGATACATTTATTGATAACAATAAAGATACGATACTATCAGATGGAACTATTATTCCCGAAAAACAAGCTCTATCAGAGATTGTAAAACAAAAGGTAGACTTGTATGCAGATAGAAAGAAGAAGGTCACTGCTGCCGAAACTGCAAGACAGGCTATCGCAGATGCTAGAGCAGCAAAGAAAGGTAACTAATGGATTTCTTTTTCGACAATCAAACACGCAGATATCTATTACAATTCATGCGGATATTCTCTGACATAAAAGTTAGAAATGGTCCCGATGCCAACGGATTATATACCATTCAACGGGTTCCTATTATGTACGGTGATCCATCTTCTATGGTCGCACAATTAATCAAAGGTGCAAGTGAAAATACCATGCTACCATCACCCATGTTTAGTGCTTATATCGATGGTATAAAGATGAATGATAAACGTCGACAAGATTCTCAATTTGTAGGTAAAGCATCTGTAATGGAAAGAGAATTTGATTCTATTACACAAACATATACCGGTAATCCCGGTGTTAGACAAGATATAGAAAGATATATGCCGGTGCCATATGACTTTACTTTTAAACTAGATGTATGGACAACAAACATACAAACAAAATTACAAATTTTCGAACAGATTGCAGTCATTTTCAATAAATCAATCCAATTGCAACAAAATAGTAATATACTGGATTGGACAAGTATATTTGAAGTATGGTTAGAAGATCAGACATGGACAAATCGATCTATTCCGCAAGGTGGCACAGATGAACGTGATGTTATGAGTTTCAAATTCAAAGTTGAAGGTTGGATTAATCCGCCGGCTAAACTTAAAAGAAGCGGACTTATTGCTGAAATTGTTACTCAAGTATTTGCAGTCAGTGATGTACAAAATATCGCAGGACAGATAGATGGAGTGTATGATCCGTTCACTTCAATTGGCGGTATTCCTATACAGATTGTAACGACAGAAGGTAATTATAGAATCTCTGTTACACATACTAATACAGGTGATGAAATCACATTACTAAACGAATTTGGTCAGCCCGATCCTCTGTTAAGCTGGCAACAACTGATCCAAACGTATGGGCAGATTACGCCGAATATCACCAGTATTCGGCTAAAATTAGACCCTAACCTCGACGTTAGCGATTCTGACATTATAGGTGGCATACAACAAGATCCGTCACGTCAAAACGTGCTGTTATTCACAGCGGATATTGATACATTACCAGCAAACACAATTCTGCCTATATCATCGATTATTGATCCACTGGAAGTTACTCCCGGAAATGGGTTACCTATTGCTGCTGCTGGTCAACGTTATCTATTGACGTCACATGATAGCACAGGTGAGGAACCTGCTATTCCTCCGGGTGTACCATTTAGTCCATGGGGTCAAAGTATCGTAGCATACCCAAATGATATTATTGAGTATAATGGTATCAACTGGGTTGTTATATTTGATTCACGAAATACTGTCGGCAAAAATTACGTTGTAAATACAACTAACCATAGTCAATATACATTCGATTCTATTACACAAGAATGGACATATACCTATTATGGGATATATCAGCCGGGGTATTGGAGAATTGACAATATTATATTAGCACCAGATGGAACCTCAATTAATAATTACGAATAAGATAGGCGTTGGCACTATATTTCTTTCAGTACGAACTTGTAGAGTTCTTTTAAATCTCAGAGCACCACATAAGACACATTCGATGTGTTGGTCATTATGGGGTGGAATGGTGGAAGAGGGTGAACAACCCAAAGAAGCACTACTCCGTGAGTTAACTGAAGAAATGGGTTTTGTTCCCGATATTGAAAAGATTTATCCTTTTGATGTCTATCAAAGTAAAGATAAACATTTCAAATACTATAGTTTCGTATGTGTTGTTGAGGATGAATTTGTACCAGAGCTAAACAATGAAAGCTGTGGTTATTGCTGGATTGATTTAGGGCAATGGCCAAAGCCAATGCACCAGGGTGCTAAGATAAGTTTTGTAAATACGAAGGCGGTTGATAAGATTCAAGTTATCTTAAGTCAACATCCTATCGACGTCTAATTTCAAAAGCTACTTCAAAATCCGGGCATCCATAAAACATGTCGGGTGTAATCCTATCATACTTCTGTACCATTGCTTCAAAATGTGCAAAACTTGTTGAATATGTCGGATCAGCTTTTAATGCATCCCTTACCAACTCAACGCAACTAAGTGCCTTGTCTTGTTGCAAATCAAATAATGTATCGTATGGTTTACCGATATCTGATTTAGCCTTATCTAAAATTAATGTCCAATCACCGATGTCCATATTTTTTGGTTTCAATAATACAGCGGAATTAGTTGCAAAAACTTCATCAAATGTTCCATATCTAACACCTACACCAACAGATTCAACAAGTTTAAAATCTGCATCAGATGTCACAGCATCTTCAAAATTCATTAATGCGTGACCCCAATAACCCCATTTGCCTGTAAGAAAGAAATTGCTAATACAAATAGCATAAGTGGATAAGTGACTATTATTTCTAGTAAGGATAATATAATAATCTGATGATAATTTATTCCTAATTATCTGTTGTTCTTCTGCAACGATAAGATTCTTCTCTGTCCAATGAACCTTACCAATGGCTGTTACCATTGCATTTTCAATCGATTGAAGCATACTCATTTTTATTCTCCATAGCACTTTGGCCATCCTGTAGTTGCTGACCATACAAAAGATCCACCGTTCCAACCCAAATATGTATTCGCTGCCGATGGTGCTGTAATAAATGATGTTATATTAGGAGCAGCTTGATATAATATTTGATTTGCGGCTCCACCTAATACAGTAGTCGCAGAACTGCTACCCGATCCATTACTTGCTGCTATAACTCTACCATGAATATCAATTGTGATATTAGCATTGATATATGACCCGGCTGCTACTACTGTCGGTAAATTAATATTAAATGTACCGCTTGTAGTGATCGGATCTGTACCGGTAATATCGAGTGTAGAACTTGTAACTCCAACCGAAGTTACTGTTCCGGTACCTGCTGGTGACCATACAAAAGAGCTTCCAGACCATTCCAGGAATGTACTTGCTGATGATGGTGCTGCAATAAATGATGTCACACTTGGTGCAGACTGATATAAAATTTCGTTTGCTAAACCACCCAATACAGAGGTAGCGGGATCGGTCGGGATATTAATCCACGAAGTTATGCCGGCACCATTTGTGGTTAAAACTTGACCTGCTGTTCCCGGTGTAATAGGATATTTGTTACCTGTAATAGTTACAGGGTTACCGCCATTAATAATCGGAAAGTTATTTGTATTAAGAGGGCCACCCAAGGTAGGTGACATATCGAGTACAAGAGTTGTATTATGGGCGAGTAGCGTACTGACTTTAATTGTCATAATGGAATTCCGTTACCTTTTGCGGTGTTTTCATTATTTATCACATCTATCCTATTAAGAATATACCGCTGGGAATACTTGTCTCCAACTTCCGCCCACGTAAATATACATACTATTATCTGTACTATCAATTACCATTGGAGCAAAACCCGATATCGCACTTGGGGTACCTGTTGGTACACCAGCACAGGTCGGGATATAAAAGAATCCATCTGTTGCATTTGTTGCCAATGATCCTGTACCTGCTGCTACAGAACCGGCGGTTGTTACTTGTACCTTGCTAGACCAGGATGGTGCAGCACTCGTATTTCCAATTAATATTTGTCCTGTTGTACCAGCTGCTGTGGCACCAACTGTAGAACCACCATATAGTACACCGTTTGTTGTTAATGATGTTACACCAGTGCCACCACTTCCGATTGCTAATGTTGCTGATAGGCCTGCTGCTGTTCCTGATGTGTTTTGATTTAATGTCGGAACATCACTTGCTTGTATGGCAGACATAACAACATTGGTTCCATTACCACGTAAATATTGTGTAGTTGTAACTGCACCTGCTAAAGCATTCATTGCCGACTGAGCTGTTGTTTGTCCAGTACCACCATTGGCTAGCGGCAATGCTGTTCCAGATAGTGTAACTGCGAATGTGCCTGATGTTGTAATAGTTGATGGTGATACAGATAAGAAAGATGGAACCGACATTCCGACAGATGCTAATCCTGTAGCACTTCCCGGAGTATATCCTAATGCTGCTATTACATCTGCACTAACTAAAGTTATTGCACCTGTTCGTGCAGGTGAAAGACCAGTAGCAGTGAAACTTGTAACACCTGCATTTGTGACTGTTACTATACCTGTACCGAAATTAACATTAATACCTGGGCCTGCCAATATCGTTGTAACACCCGTATTCGATAATGTTACTGTTCCACCTAATGAGACTGGACTGCCGGTTACACTAATTCCGCTGCCACTCGTAGAAACAGTAATAGAACTATTTGCTAAATTTCCATTTGCAATTGCAGTTCCATTCCATACGCCGCTTGCAATGGTTCCGACGGATGTTAAACTCGATGAAACTACTGTTGCATTCAACGTTGTGCCAGTTAATGTACCGGCTGCTGCTGTTACTGTACCATTTGTACCAAGTGCAATACTTGTTCCATTGATTGTTGTTGAACTATTTAATAAAGCACCATTAGGTATAGCACTGAAATTTGTACCAGTCAATGTTGGCGTATTTGTCCAACTCGGAGATGTTCCAGATATTAATACCTGTGAAGTTGTTCCTTGTGCAAGGAATGCTGTTGCACTTGGTGCCGACTGATAGACAATAGTACCAGCGGAGCCGGCGCCCATATTTGTTGCATAGGTTGCTGTTGTTGCTAAACCTGTAGTTAAATTTGATGCAGTTCCTGTAAAGTTTGTGCCTGCTATACTTGGTGCGGTTGTCCAAGTAGGAGCACCTGCTATCTCTTGTAAGACACCAGTCCCGCCTGCAAGAAATCCTGTTGCCC